AATGCCCCACCAAATTTTTCATGATGTAAAATTGGCACCCAGGTAATTTCATCATACTCTGAATCAGTTGCTTGATCAACTATAGTAGTTAGTTCATCTATTTTCCAATAACCATTTCCACCTAATGAATATTGTCCATCATTAGAGGTTTCATCAGAATGATCTCCTACAGCCCCTATATAATGCCAATCGTCAAAATCTCTGGAATCATTAGAAGGTTTTGATTCATAATTTTCAGCATTTTCTTCCGTGTTAGCTGTGTATGCTGGATCTGTAGGTGGATTTCCGTTATTTGGTGGTGGATCTGCATTTCCAATTTCTAAACCATTAATATCATATATAAGTTTGCCAGTAGGCATTTCTTCAGTACCTTGTTGTTGAGCATATCTTAAAGCTACACGAACTCCTTTACCTACGGAAGTAGCTCTCATATCAAAACTTATATTTATTTTATCTCCAACTTGAGCATTAATACCATTCAAAGGTGATAATGCGTTACTTCTACACCAAAGTGGTCTGTGTTCATCACCATGCCAATTAGGATCTTCTATATAAGCAAGATTAGTATCAGGAAACTTTAAACAAACACCACCATCTACTCCTTCTCCTTGTACCCAATGTGCGTGAAATCCAACTCCTTCTGTACCATCCCAATCTGCAGTTCCACCAGTAGGTAAAAAATCATAAAATCCACTTTCCCATGACTCTGGCTTTACAGCATTAGAATGTAATGTCTCATCCCAATTTGTATTAACTGCCAATCCCATGGCTAACTGACCAGATTCTGCACTAAATGTTAATCTTTCACCACTTGGATTTGGTATTAAATTAATATTGGTTCTAACTTTTGTTATTTTTTCACCAGTTTTATAAACATTAGGTATCGTAAATCTACCACCTACCATTCTCGAATAAAATCCACCATCTGGATTTTCTAAACTTATAGTATCAGCCAGAAATTGACCTGAATCAACAATTATTATTTTTGATTGATTTGCTCCGATATTTTCATTTGATTCATCAAATTCTATCGTACCTTCAGAAATTGATCTATATCTCATTTGTTCTTGAGCTTTATAAAAATCTTGTTGATATGCGCCTTTTATATTTTTTGCTGTTAATCTAACTTCTGTACGACTTGGTGAGATTGAATCAATTTTGTATTTTAAATCTTCAATTTTTAATGGTACTGAAGCTTCACTGGATTGTTGCCAATCTTCTTCCGTACCCTCAAAAATCAAACCATCTTCTGTAATATGAAAATTATTTGTCGTTGGATAAATTTCTCCCACACTTTCTAATGGTTTAGTTTTAACTAATACGCTAATATTATCACCAGCAACTCGTCTTAAAAAGTGATAACGTACTTTAAATATACCGCTACTATATCCCATCTGTTCAATATGAGTACTAGGCCACAGTGCTAAAGATGTGGGTGTGTTTTCAGTAATTTCTGTAGCTGGTAAATGTTTCCAAGAAATTATATTGCCAGTAGCATCAAGCAATTCAAACATAATAAAGTCACCTTGATGAGTACCAAATTTACCATTTTCATAAGGTCTAATACCAACAATTCTTTTTTGTTGTAAAGATAATTGCTCCTTATGTGCTTTTGAAAGTTTACTAGACACTATAATTCTCTAATTCTTCTGTTTATAATTTTATCAATTGATATATCATTTTGTAAATGCTCTGTATTCATATCAGCAACTATTTTATTAGAATGGTCAGGTGTAGCTAATTCTCCTGTATACGGACTTTCAAATACCAAAATGCTCCCATTATCATCTCTGACTGTCTGGCTACCATCATCAGCAGATCCAGAAGCAAAGAACCTAGCTTCTAATTGTGCTCTGTTTTGTAAATATCTCTGTTCATCTTCATCTATTAGATTTTGGTAAAATTCTAATCGTTCAAGCTCTTCTTTCGTATATGGCATTTTTTATCTCACAACTTTGAAAATGAAATCATCATCAAAGTATTGTATAGTTTCATCTACTGTATTACTTCCGCTAACCACCTTAAATTCAAATTTATAATATCTCTCAGTTTGAAATGAATTCAACCATAGATTAAAATAATTTCCAGTTGAATCACAACTTACTATAGAACCAGTGCCATAGTTGACAATAACATCTTCTGTTTGTACATCTCTAACAGAATAATAAGTTCCATCACCCATTTCTTGACTACCGCTTGGTAAATATTTTGCTGTCAAAAACTCTGAAGCAGTATTGGAATATGATTTTGTAGGATACCTTTCTCTAGCAACTACTCTAAATTTTACTTTTGATTTCTCTTTATATTCAGGTCTCAAACTTTTCATATAAAATACCATATCTTCCATATTTGTGGAAGTTAATGCACTTAATGAACCAGTACTAAATTTTGCATCAAACCATTCTACTTCTAATTTTGGCGGATATATCGTATGTGTTTGTCTAGAAAAGAATGCAAGATTTCCTAATACCTCATCATTCCCCTCAGCAGCATTAGTATCTGTATTACCGACACTACCACTCCTCTTTATTATAAAACCTTCATTGGCAAATGTTCCCTTTAACCATCCATTTACTATAGGTGTGACATTCATTCTAATATCTTTAGTTTGATATTCCAAAGATTGTGATGCGTAATGAGTAGTGAACCAAGTAGCACCTGAAGCAGTTATTGAACCAGTCCAAAATGTACCGACATTTGCACCATCCCTATATCTCCAACTAGTACCCTCAGTTGTTATTGGATCATCATTATAAAAACCCTCACCAACAACCCAACTTTGACTTACTGGATAAGCATATAAAGATTGGCTGTATGATAAATTGGTTGAATTAGCATCATAAAGATTCAGATAAAATTTAGCATTAGTACTTATAATTCCTCTATGCATCGACTGTGATATTTCACTTATGTCAAATTTCATTAAAGCTCTGGAAACCTTTGGATTAGATCCCGCATCATTTAGATCTTTTCTTACTTCTAATATCTCATCTAAACCAGTATTCTGACTACTACTTGCTTGATATATTGTTGTATCTGCGTCTGGATAAATAAAATAATTCATTAGTTACCTCCTGCTTGATTTCCAACAACCTTACCTTCTATGTCAGTTGCTGGCAATTTAAGTTCAAAGCAACTTGGATCAACAGAGGGATATACTACACCATCCTTTGTAGCTGTTGCTATATCATACACATTACCAGAATAACCACTTGAAGCAGAATGTTTATTTGTTATTAATACAGCATGACCATTTGGATTATCTTCTTCTGGTGGAACAACTGCAGATACACCTTCTGTTAAAGATATTTGATAAGCTAAATCAGCCAAAACAATTGGTTGACCTATTTGCCACTTATCTATTTGAAAAAAGTCTCTAACTTTTTGTATAGCTCTTAAAATTACTTCTTGTTTATTATAACCAACTTTGGTAAGAATACTAAATTTAACACCTATATTAATTACATATGCATTTTTTATATTAATAGCATCAGTAACCATTCTGAATTGTGATAGATAAGTTTTTATATTATTTTTTACAGCGTCATTTAAGTTAGATAATTTTTTACTTGAATTGTATCCCAATACATATAAATTAAGAGCAAACGGATTCATAATCCTATTAGCATCAGCAACATTAACATTATCTAATTGAGTATCTTGAACTATATATGCCTTTGCAATATTACCATATCTTGCTGGTAAAGCATATACTCTTGAAATATAATCCTCTTTAGTGACTGCTCTTCCTTGTGATTGAAAATAAGCTAAAGCATTTTCTCTTACCTCTATAACACTTTCAGCATCTTTTCCGCCTGTTGCTGGAATAGTATTATTTATAGCAAGAGAAGCCTTTGTTGCAGCTACTAAATTGCCAGATAATCCAGATTCATCAAGAGTTATATCTACACTATTAATACTTCTTATTGTAGCAGAAGGAGCATTGTGATTGATACCACCACCATATCTATAAGTAACAGTTAATGTAGTATTGGATGGTGCTTGACCATATGCTTGTGTTTTTAAAAAGTTTGAAGGATCAAATGTTTCCCCCAATTTAGAAACACCACCAGCAAGAGCAGAACCCACATTATCTGGATTTGGTATTATTTCTTCATCAGGACTATCTGATGTTCCTGCTCCAAATCTCATTTCCGTTTTACCATCTGGTCTTATGTGAGTTGTAAATCTACGAGATGTTTTTAAAAGTTTTAATAAGTAAGGTGCTTGATCAGAATATTGATTAAGAGAATCATCATTTTCTGCTTTATTTTCAACATCTGTGAACACTGTATCTTGTGCTAAAAATGGAACTTCATGCCAATTATTACCATCACTATCCGTTACGGAAATTATTTCAGTTATATCAGAATTTGATAAAGCTACTCTGCTATATTTTTCAGCTGCTCCAAATGTTAAATATTCAGTATTAGTTTCACCACTTGAAATTTTTACCTGTTTTTTAAGTAAATATGTTACTGGAACATTATTACTACTCTCATATATACTGACAGTCATAGGATCAAATGAACTTGAAAATTTAAAATTACAGTCTTCTTGTGTTGTAAATTTTATACCCCCACCAGAAGAAACTATCGTTCCCTCTTTTATAATCATAGCATATCTTAAATCTGGAGCAACAGAAAAATTTTCACCTACACCAGAAGATATTGCAGGTACTGTTTGAAATACATCTAACATACCTGTAGCAGGTGATCCCAATTTAGGTTTATATCCAAAAGATTGTGCCATATTATATACAGTTCTTTTTTCTTCTGCAAAAGATAATAAACTTTCTTTGAATTGATTGTCAATATAATAAGAAAGTACATCACCGACATAAGATGCCATTTCAATAAACATCATACCAGGTGAAGATTCATTGAAATCATTATAAGTATTTGGAAAATATATTTTAGCAAATTCAATTAGATTAGCTTTAAATGCAGAAAAATCTTTATTTAAATATCTAACTTCCTTTGCTGCTTTTTTATTTTGACTATATGGCATTTACACTCTCCAAATTTTATGTATAATCTGTAACATATTCACCCGTATCCACATCACTTACTTCATATTCACTAAATGGAGCATCAGGTCCTAAATTCAATGTTACAGATTGTACATTTTGATCCATATTCATTGTAAATTTTAATTTAACAATTACTCTATTTGATAATGCGTTATGATCACGTTCAGTTTTAATTTCCGCTAATGTTATAAAAGGTAGCCAATTATCCATAGCTTCTCTTATAGCTTCTTCAATTTTATCCTCAATAAGATTATCATCTTGCTCAAAAACTACTCTCATTAAATCACTACCAAAAGTAGGATTTCCTAATCTTTCACCTTTCATAGTTAGTAAAAGATTTTTTATATTATGTCGTGCTTGTTGTAAAGTAGTTTTTGTTTGACCAAAAAATCCTTTTGAACCATGCGATAAAGGTAAACTAATACCTATAAAAGTATTTGGATTTAAATCTTTTTCTAAGTTAGACATTATATTTTTCCATCTTTTTTATCTAATGCTTTCATTACACCTCTGTAATCTTTTGTTAAGTCCTGCATTACATTCTGAACTGCTTCATTGTTTGTATCAGCTCCTATTGCTTGTGCAGTTTGTATAGCAGCTTGTTTTCTACGACTTTCAGCATCACCAATAGTCATATTACCATACCCTATAGCCTCAGCCATTCTTGTACTATCAAAAGGTTTACCAGTCATTGTAGGATACTCATCAAATTCATCAGTTCCAGCATTTGCTGTTTCGTTAAGAATATCATTCAATACAGGATTTTTAGTGTAAGTAACTTCTTTTTTAGGTTTGGGTTTTCTTTGAGGTAACACTTCCATTACATCATTTTTAGATGCATTTTCAGTCATAGACTTTATACCTTCTTTAATAAATATCTCAGTTACTTGTTTTTTAACCTCTTGCTTAACTAATTCTTTAATTAGATTTGCAAGTTTACTTGATTTTGCCATAATTGACTCCTATTTAATATAAATATATAATTTTTAAATTTATCCCTCATCATCAGTATCACCTGCTGGTGGTGGCGGTGGTGGTGGTTCTTCTAAATCACTAAAATCATCGAATTCTAATTCTTCTATTTCAAGATCACCTTCCATCTCTATTCCAGTTTCTTCAAACCATTCATTCATTTCTGCTATTTCTTTTCTGTTTTTTGTTTTAAGATAGAACCCAGCAATTGCGTCTTTGATATTATAAGCTAATTCTCCAGCTTCCCATCTTAATTCATAAGATTTATTTCTAATAAATTTTACTATATTTTTACTACCATCTACAGTTTTTTGAAATCCTTCTATGATTGCCAGTTGAGCTATTTTCAATGATGCCATAACAGGATTTAAACCTGAGGCTATATCATAGTAATCATATAATTCCTTATATCTTTTTTTAGCCTTTTCAGCAAACTCAACGGTTGATTCATAATTTCTTCTATACCCTTCAACAGTAACAATAAAGGCAAGTAGTTTTTCTATATCTGACATAATCTTTTCAGATTCTTTTATAACCTCTGGTGGTACTTTATCAGATACAGGCAAGCTTTTTATTGTTTGTATAATATTATCTCCATTACTTAAAGCATCGCCGCCTACACTTTCAAATTGATTAGTCAAATTTTTTATTGTTTTATTTGCATCCATTTTTTACTCCTGTATTAAAACTCATCAATAGGTATCGGTACATTTTCATGCATAGAGTATCTTCGGTAATTTTGAATAATTTCAGGTTGAGGTTCTTCTGAAGATTCCCAATCAATATTTGGAGCACTCCAGTTATCCTCATCATCAATAAAAAATCTTTTACTCGTAAATGGACATGGATCCTTTTTTGGATCTGATTCTGCTTTTAGCTGATCTCTTATTTTTTTCAATTTTCTTTTAAATGATCTACTTACATCTTTTAGGGAATCATATATCCATTCATCTTCAAAAGTTCTTTCTACAGCACTTACATAAGTATTCATAGAAACAACTAAGTCACGAAGTAAAGCTTTTAACTCTTGACCTTTAACCATTGGATTATTTCCAAATCTATTTCCAAGATAAATATTTCCACGTTGTGTTTCTAAAGTAATATTGTCTTGTGCTGATATATTAACACCCTTTGTGGCAAACATTTGAATTCTACCATTTTTTTCTACATTTCCAGTATCTTCATTTAATTTATTATGTTTTGCATTTAAATATATGGAATCTGAATTCATAGTTATCAATGAATGTATAGAAGTTTTACTGGTACCCATTGGAAATGCACTTTTAGATTGCATGTGTGAAGCAGTTCTTAATCCTACATTTTCATTGGTAGTTATATAAATACTTGCTTCATCATCATTTATCTTTTCTAAATGTACAAATTTCTGATTGACTGCTTTCATTTGATTTAATTGACTGTTATAACCTTGACCTACTGATATTTTTATATTTGGTTTGACATTATTTATATCACTTCCAAAGTGAATAACTTGACCAAATCTTCCTTGAAACACAGCATCTCCTGGTCCTGAAAGAACTTTTCTATTATACTTCACC